GCACATGCAATCTTTGGCAACAGTGTGGCACTGCGTCTCACGACGTTGTGTCTCTGTGTTTAGTGATGCTACCTGCTAGACAAGCAGCCGAGGAACACTCGGTACCACCCAATGGGCGGAGTAGCTTTTGCTGACCACATAACCACCTTTCTTCCTCTCAGGGTAGGACAAGCGATTTAACTGCTTGCCCTCCGTCGACACTGGTGTCTTAATCCAGATTGACCACCTTAGCTCCTCGAACCTATCACGCCGCTTCCAATAACGGAAGTGGCAATAACGGAATTCGTAGGTGCCTTGGTCAGAGAGGGATAACCGTGATAGTTGTACACGGTACAGACGAACTAGGCGCTGGATATCGGAGTTTATCCGAAGTCCAGCATCGTCTGGAAAGTACGGAGGCACAAGCTTGACTTTCAGCTTGTACTCCCGAAACAGCGAGAACAAACACCGAAATAGGTGCTTGTCGTACACATAGCTAAGCTCCCCGTAGTACGAAATGTACTTTTTCAATAGGGAGTTCAACATGATGTACAACCAAGGCTCTAGTGCGCTAAGTCTCGTTGAAGTGGGGGCCCTCAAACAGAAGGGCCGCACGTCTTGTCCTATGAGGTAGTCACCTCCACAGGACTCTCTGAACCGCAACTCACCATCGAAGAATGATTTCTCTTCATTGACGATGAATCCCAGACCTTCCATAAACTCGATATAACTATGAGCTATGGCGGTAGGTACAATGCAATCATCACCAAAAACACTGCTACGGCACATGCTCTCCCACGAGGGGAAAACAGTGTTCGTATGCGGGTTGTTTAAGGTGAAGTCTACACTGATAGCATAGGCCCAGAAGATCAAGGTCTCCAGCGGAAAAGTAACCGCGTTTCCCATCGTTGAGATCATATTTAACTCGACTTCCTCACCATCAATTTCAGTGAAGTCGTCGCGTAGATCCCAACAACCACTAAACCAATCAGGAGGTAAACTTCCCCTAACTAATTCAATGGCTACACAGTCACTCGCACTCGACCAATCCACCGTCGCTTTCGCTAAGGTGATACTGGCAAGACGAGCAAGCTCCTTGTGTATATCGGGTAGGATACTAAGATCTAATCCAACCTGAAGCATTCGCTCATACATAAGCACCATCATACCCTGCTGTAAATACATATTGGCAGAATTAGTGATGGTGATAAAGCGACGCTTTTCAGTTGTCTTGTCGACAGTGGTCGAACGTGATGAACGTCTTACATTGAGCCACGGTTCCCCGATTACTTCTTCGGGACCGGCCTCGCGATTTAAGTTTTCAATCGCAGCACGGAGAGACGGATCCCTCCATAGGCACTCAACAAAACGTTCTTTAGCGCGCGGCGTTACCGAGATAGGAAACGTGAACTTGGCCTCCGGACTGGTGTCGATGTATTGACACCCGATGGTGGTCCCCGGACCCGACTGGGCCCGGTCGAACACAGCTTCCCAACTAAAGGGACCCAAAGCCTGTTTTATTAAGCTTCGGGCTCGGATGATGATTTTGTAAACCACATCCGTATCTCTCGTTATTTTGCTAGGGCATTCTTTGAACAACTGTTTTAGTTCATCGTTTGTCCTACCCATATGGGTATTGACCACGCGGAATTTTGCGTAGGTCTCAGCTGTTAGACGTTCAATATCCTGGTCAGTAGAGCAATATTTCTTTAGTAGCTCATTGACCTGTCGGTTATACGCCGTTAAAACAACGCTATCATCGAGGCAATACACATGTTGCGCCTCTTTGAAATCACGTATCACAGCCTGATGGACCGCTGTTGCGATCTTATCAGGGTTAAAGAGCTTCCTCTTTGACTTCCGATCTTTCTTGCTCATACAGATGTTCTCCATTTTGAGTAAGTTGGTACTCCCCTAGTCCCAGGATGGGACTTGCAGGGACGACGGGCAGGTGATGCTCGATCAGGGTCTTTTCTTCACTCCCCGGTGGAAGCGGCGTCTCTTGTAAATACGAGACTACCGCTCCTAAACCGGCAAGAGCTAGGGCGAGAACCCAAACAATGATCGACAAATCCATCAACCGTGCGCCTGGTCTTTCCAAAACGCCTCATTGGCCGCTTGGATGATCAGTTGACACAGCGCCTCCATAAGAGCTGCCTTCTCTGCATCCGTTGCTTCTGGATCGCAAGAGAGATAGGCTCCGCAGGTGTTGGTCGTGTGACTGCCGTTATCCAGGGGGAAACCCCGGACGACTTTAATCTCCGACCTCTGCTGTGTCATTCCGTTCGGGGCGCCGTTCGACTTCACCGGATCCTTGGATGTAAATTTTACAGAAGTGCGGGAAAGATAATCCGCACCATCATCCAGGACAAGGTTGGTCACGTTGGGGGAATCCCCCTTCGATATGAACGACGTTGATGTACCGCCGGTGGTAGAGGTTGTGCCGCCTACGAGGACGACAGCATTTTCTATGGACATAATAAATGGTCCTATGGTTAATGGTTCTTTCTAGAGCAACAGCAATGTACTAATTGCAGCTAGATCGAACACTTTCGTGGCGTCTTCGACTAAGCCCAAAGGTTTAAACTTGGGCACAGTGTCTTGGACGAGTGGAGTCCAGGGCTCCCTAAGATATCTAAATTCAGTATCTTTAAGGGTATTCCCCGAACCGGTCGTAGACCACAGCGTTGACGGAACGTATCCCGTATATCGTACAGAACCTGTTTGTGTTGATTTGGTTCGTACGCACGCTGATAGTATCCTCACATGAGGGTCCAGCATGTTCATCATGCCAGCGGAAAAACTGCTGACATCGAGCATGCGATCCACCATAAACGATAATGGCATTAACTGCCACATCGTCGTTGGTAAATCTTTACCTCTCAGGCCTAATTTGAACCGCCAATCCCGCACGGGGTTTGTAACCTCGTAAAGGATAGACGCCTTGATATCCACATGTAATGAAGAAGTGGACTCAAAGCTGTGTCGATTAGCGTACGTGTGAGTACCCGATATTTCTTCGGTATGCTCAGATTTTCCACGTGCACTAAGACGCTCAGGTAGGCTCCCCTCAGTTTGGGAGAAGGCCTCCATCACATCACTAACAGACCGAACAAGCGGGGCAAGAGCAAATTGATACTCAGCCCACACGGAAGCAATATTTCTAAGCTCCCGCCGTGTAGCACTCTTAAGGTGCCTCTCACGTAATTGTTCAACTCTCGCAAGAAGGCTTTCAGCCTTCCGTTGCTTCAACACATCCCGGTTTTTACGCCGGACGCGGTCAGCAATTGACTGTCTAGAACTTTTCAGTCCCGACAGCTTGTCGAGGTCGTGTCTGAAAGACAACGCGGTGTTATACACAGTGGCAATAGGATTCCTTAGAAATTTAAAGGTCTCCCGAAGCTCACCAATGTCTTCACCAAAGGCAAACGGTGTTCTCTCGATATTAGCAATGGCTTTTTGCTTTGCTTCCGCAACCGAGGCTCCAGAGGGAGCCAGGCTCGGCAGGTATTCATACCCAGTAGCGTTCTCTTGCGAGAGACGGTACTGTGTAATCGGACCTGTCTGAGATACAGTAGTAGATGTTCCACTGTACGGCGGATTATACGAGATTTCTGTGGAGGGACCAGAATCTTCCCTCTTTGACACCGAATAATCACAGGGGTTGTTAATTATCGCACCCGCTTTTATCTGGGCGTGGTAATTGTCTACAACAACATCATCCATTACCTCCGTTTCCCAAGCGACAACAAAATCGCCGCTTGTGGCTGGACCAGAACCGCGTATCCATAAATTTTCTATGGTATCGCTGAATGGTCCACTAGAACGGACTCGGTGGCGTGGTGTTGAGGACATTTCCTTACCTCCTGTGTGTGAGAATTACATTGCTTTCATATTGGGCTTATTACGTTCAATTAAGAAGCGGTGCCAATGATACTCACAATGCACTAACAGAAGAACCACACTCCTTACGGAGTGACCATTAGCAGCTTGACATTGCAGCTTTGCTGTCTTACACCATGCAATATGGTGTAACCTATCATAGGAATGTACAAGACTCAGGGGTCTTAGAGACCGCTAATAGAACCACGC